TACAAAGCAGTTACTAAAAGGGGTGATACGAAAGCTGCAAGGGGATGACTGAAAGAAAGTAAATCCTGTATCTAAGCATTGCATTGCTGAAAAGACTTTCCGAATGATATAATGCAATATAATCATTTATCCACACTCCATGCCGATGGCTCTACAAGGATGAGGATAGTGTCCAACTCTATCAAGTGATAGGGGTAGGATAACTCTATCCTTTTCCACCTCAAGATACAAGGATGAGAATAGTAAGAACATATGAATAGTATAACAGAACATGGTTATCATAAAGCAATGAGTAATATTTATCATCAGGACAGAGTAACAAAGTATGAAGACAATGTAGAAACATTGTTAAATAGAATTGTTGCCCTGGAATCAAAGATCCAAGAGTTAGAACAAAAGATTGCTGATGTTAATGACATTGAATATTATTAATTAACTTTATAATCTTTTAAAACAACATCAGCAAATTCACTACCCTTCCAAAATGGTTCTACCCATTTCCTTACAAGCATTTTATCATCCTTAATATCTACTATTTGATGACTTGGAATATCATCATTAAGGTTCATCCAAAATCCATGATAGTGACCTCTGACCATAAACTTAGTAGTTATTTGTCTGCCAGTACCATTCCCTGAACCATTTTCAAAATTATTATGATTATTTATAATGATATTGCCACCTACATATTCGTATGGGATGGTAGTTTTACCTTTTTTCAATAATTTCTTTTTCTTAGTATGGATATTTAGGTTTGGAGTTCTTTTTTCAGTATCTACATTAATAGAAGTTATATACATCAATATTTTTATCATAATAGATATAAGCAGCGTATCCTCATCACCATGAAGACTATCAAATTGCTCATTGCTTTCTTTATAATTTTTTACCATATCTTTGATTGTTATTTTTTTTCTAAGGTCAATAAGAGATGCAGTTGCCGATGTAAATATCTCTCTTGAATTAGCCCATGTTTTTGGGTTAAACCTGCTATTATCAATAATGAAATATGCAAAAGTATCATCATCAAATTTTGTTACATAAACCCCTTCTGAGTGTGTATATGTACTAAATTTAGATGGAAACTGGATGTATATAGCATTATATGGGATTTTTACATAACTCACATCCCCATTAACATCTGTTTCTTTCAATTTTTCTATTAATAACTCATTAATCTTAAATATTCTTTTATTAGAATCTATAAATCGTTTTAATATGGTCATTTTAACATGAAGGTTTGAAAGCATATATTCAGACTCATGTGCCATTTGCCTTTCATCAGAGAAAATAGATGTGTTATTTCTTCTTTTTACCTCATCCATTTCGAGTTTGGTATATAAAGCACATATTTTCTCCAAGTATTTTGATTCAGGTACATTTAATTCACCTATATTGGGAAATTCTTTAAAATACTCATCATAGTCATGCATCATATTTATTAACTCAACAGCATCTTTCGTGGGTAGTGATTGCCCTATAGACCATAGAGCTTGATGGTGTTTCTTTTTTTCCCTAATAACATTAATGAACATATCTAACTTTTCAATATGAGTCAACTTATTTAAGTGTAATTCTTCTTTCATAAAATCCCCTTTATCAAAATAAAAATAACATAGTAAAATATAACTGGCAGCACTACAAAAATACATACCAAATTTATAATCTTGATTAATGTCTTTTTCATCAGGTCATCCATGCAACAAGTTCTGCTGCTTCATCATCTGTAATAGTATTCCAAAATTCCTCATCCTGGTCATCTAAATGACAGGTGATCATTAAATCAGGTGTACCATCACAATTAAGTGGATATACATAACCTTTATCATCTACACAACTACCAACAGATTCTAATATTATAACATTTTTCATCTTAACTCCTTTGCTATTAAATAAATTATTCCACAAAAAATAAATACTGTGAGAAAGAATTTAAACATTTCCCAGTACGCTAATATTGATTCTCTAACATTGAAGCTCATAGTGATTTCTCTTTACTTAAATCAATATATGGATGACTAAACACTTTTAAAAATTCAACCATATAGTAACCCCAATCAAAATTAATAGAATTTAGTTTATTAATCCTATCAATGCTTAAATTCCCTTTGAATAAATCATCAACATTATCTATACAAAAATCATATAAATCTTTCTCAGATACTTCTTCATTCCATTCCTGTTTCATTTTATAACACCTTCCCTTTTATAAGTTAATACATTTTCTCGCAGCAGTAACACCCCTTGCATTACCACCACATTTAATTAATAGTTGACACGCAATACCAATAGGTATATTATAATCAGTTAGAATGCTTATTAGATGCATATACCCACCATACCGATCTTGAGTAGTTGCAGGCTTTGATTCATATGAGCTAACCATTTTCGTTACCTCATCACCAATTAGTTTATAATATTCATTAAGCATGGTATGTATTCCCTTCAGCTTTAACCCATTTAAGAGTATTAAGGTTTATCATTCTGAAATCATTACATTTCATATCAAATACAACCAAGTAACCAAGATCTTTAGGATTGTAACTCATACCTTTTCCTGTTACACCTTTTTTAACTTTGGTTCTACAATTCATAACTCGTTCAGAGCCATCTTTTTTTATGAAACAAGCAGTAAAAATTTTACCACTATTTATAACGCTCATTATGTTGTTCATCTATATTACCTTCCCTTTTTGTGATATTGTAATTTAACACTTGTAAATAATTCTTTACAACAATTATTATTATTTATTTTCAATCCTGGACATAAAAAAACTTTTTTCAAAATTATAATTCAAAATTATAATTCAAAATTATAATTCAAAATTATAATGCAAATTTATACTGGTAGAACCAAAAACATTTTCAAAATTATAGAGCAAATTTATAATGCGAAATAAGGTCAAAAACATGAATTTTACTGAATATTTATAAAATTTTTACTAATTTTTTATAAAATTTATCATCCAAATTAAATTTTGGATATGGTTTTGCAGTTGAGAATAGTCAACAGTTGAAACCTTAAATTTTAAAGTCGAGCCAATTTAAGCCCTTTAAATTTGGGCTTGGTGGTAATGTACACTAAATCGATAAAGTGCCTAATTTAGGCTATTTTGAGCCTCTCAGACCAATTTCTGTATTTGGCTGCTGAGTGCTATTTTAACGAACTTTTTTATTTTATGGTGTATCTACTACTAATTTTAATCTTTTGAGCCTTAGAGCCTAATTTTAGGCTTAATTTAATAATTTACTATAATGGATAAAGCCAGTAAATTTAGGATAAAAAAAAGCTCTCAAATTAATGAGAGCTAAATTTTTCCTTCTTTTTTATTTTCTATATTTAAAAGATGTAAACAAGATTAAATCTTTTATTTTATTTTCTATTTTATCAATTCTATAATTTACCCAGCTTTGCCAAATCAGATATAAAGTTGCTGCTATAATTAAGTAGTAAAATATCATATTTTAAGCTCCTTTTTTTAGTGAATTGGTAATACTATTGAATATTTTTTAAATATCTCTAAATTTCCACATGCATGACCTACAGAAGTACAGTCTCCACATGTTCCAGGACATAAAAAAACTTTTTTGTTGGGATAATCTTTTTTTATCTCAGATAATTTAGTACCTTTTTTAATATTCAAGCCCTGGAAATTACCACGTACAAAAGGTAAATTAATTAGAAATTTGTGCAGCATGTCAAATTTCCCACCATTAGACAAGTTTAAAATGTAATTTTTAGGAAATTTAAATTTCTGGTCATGTAGATCCAGAAATAAATTTAGGCTCTTTGAATATCCATAGGCACTAATTTTAGGTAATTTATGTAGTAATGACATCCAGCTAATAATTTGCTCATAGTTTGCAAAGTCCCCATCTACATATAGACGAAAGGCTATTTTATCCATGTTTTTAAATTTAGATGTATTAATGATCTTTTTTAGCTCATCTTCAATAATAGAAAAATTATTGATCATTAACAGAGTATTTTGGCATTGGCTGAAAAATGGCGCTGGATATCTCCAGGACTTGAACGAATAACAATAATTTAAACAATCTCCAGCTCCTGGACATGTTTCACCTGGTAATGTACTGAAATTTAAAAAAGGTAATTTACTATTACCGACCTTGAAAACTGAATAAGGTAATTTTCCACCTAATTTAAGCCAGTAGTAAAATTTAATTATATTATATTCATTAGATCCAGGATGTAAATTTTTAGTCCTATAATTTACAATATCATGAATAGTTACTAAATTTTTAATATAATTAATTAATTTACTTTTATCATTATTAATTACAAGCTTTGAAATATCTTTTTTGAGATCATTAGTAAATTTTACCATGATTATTTTTTCCCCTTAAAAATTTTATCTAATTTAGAGCCTGGTGCAATTAATTCTACTAACATCATGAAAAAAGGACTGAAAGTTAAAATTAATCCTATGTATAAAAATAAATTATCCACTTTTAGTTTTCTCCTCTTCTGTAGGGATCTATTTCATTATGATAAATTTCTTCTAAAAATTCAGATATTTTACAATCATTGTAATAATTAGTTTGATATTTATCACCTTTAATAATTTTCATAGCCTCTTCTATTTTTTCATCATCTTGGATATATATATCCACATGGTTAAAAATTAAATCATCATCACCTAAATCAATAACAATTATAAGTAAATTATCACCTCTTAAATTTTCTTTTAAAGTATAATCATATAATTTCATTATTTCTCCTCAGTTAATAAATTAGTAGTGTAGTAACAATATGATACTGACCATCCAAGACTATTACATGCATCTTGGAAATTGTCAGCATTAATAATTACAGTTTCATTAGTAAGTTTATTAGTTATCTCATATAGTTTAAAATCCATCATTTTGCCCTTTCATAAGCTAACTAAAAATATTATGAATAAATTTACCATCCTACTATTATTTGTAAATTATTTTATACACTAATTAATTCATATAAATTTTTCAATCTGTAATTTTTTCCCATGCATTAAACATATTCAGTAATGCAAGTAATAAATGTAATGGATTGGAGATATATAGCAAGTAAGGGTTTAAGCCTCTCTTATTATGTTTCTACGAACTTTCACCCAATTATGATACATTCATACCAAAACTTCATAAAACGCCCTTAAACACGCCATATTTCAAGCCATTTGACTGGCATTAAAATTTTAGGTGAACACATGGTTTGACCTTAATATTTAAGATATTCCAGGCATCTACCTAATAATCTTCAGCCTTAATATTTAAGGTGGTTCAGTTAGTTTACCTAATCTTTTAAGGTGGCTCTGCAATTGAGACTCATTCTCAATAAGGCAAGGGTATGACTAAAACTTGCGAAGGGGGGGGAGGAGGATACCCAAATCCCATTCGGGGGGGCTTCCATTCCTCAAAAAATGGGTAAATTAACTATGCAATCCCTACTTTCTTAGAAAATTTGGAATGAACTATGAATATTCTTTAAATTTGGATTATGGCAAATATACAAAAAAGAGCTGAAAAGGCTTTAGCGATTGAAATTTTTGCAACACAACCAGATAAAAGCATTAGCCAAGTGGCTGTAGAAGTTGGGGTTAGCCCTAAAGCTATGTATAATTGGAGATGTGACCCTAAGTTCATGGATGCTATTTATGAAAAATATATGGTTACTTTTGGTGGTGAGTTGCCTGCTGTTTTGTCTGCTATGGTTAGGGAGGCTAAGGCAGGGAATGTACAGGCAGGCAGGTTGGTTTTGGAACATAGTGGTAAGTTGGTGAAGAATGTGAACATCACCATAGACTCACCTTTTGAGAAGTGGTTAAAGAAGGTTGATGATGCAGAGGTTATTGATGGGGAGATTATAGAGGATGAGGTTATTGGCTTGGTGGAAGAGATTCAGGTAGAGATGGATAATTTACCTCCAAGAGAGGTTGAAGATCCTGTTGTAAGAAAGAAGCGTGAGAAGAAGTCTTTGGCAGAGCAGAAGAAGAAGGCTGCTTACAATATGCAACAGAAGGAGTGGTACAGATGGAAGGTGAGAGCTAAGGCTGCAGGTGTTGAGATGTTAAAGGGTGGTAGACCTACTCCTGGTCAAAGATTGGCTTGGGAACAAGCTATTATAAGGAAAGAGAATGAAAAAGAAAGCAAATAAGAAAGAACTACAAGATATAGTGGCAAGGTTGATTGGTAGTGTTGCTATGTTGGAGCAGAAGATTGCTTCATATAACACTTTATTTGGAATGTATGTTAAGTACAAGGATGATAGTGATGGCTTTCAAGTATATCTAAAAGAAGAATTGGAGAAGGCAGATGCCGAAATTGGACAAGTTAAAGATAGAGAAGATTAAAAAGAGTTGGTTCGTTGATATTAAGATTGAGATTGGTGAAGATGAATCTGATTACTGGGACTTAGAAACTGAGGATGAGGTAGAGGACTTTGTTAATTATACATTAGCACATCATTAAGTAATACCCATTCTATCCATCCACCCTTCTCCTAATTCCTTTTCCATCTCATTAAATACTTTTTCTGTAATTCTGAATGCAGCAATAGCATCGCTTGGGGCTTCCTCCATCCACTCTGGACTATCTTCCATTATCTCTTTTGCAATATCATCTATAAACATTTGTGTTAATTCTTCAAGGTTTTCAAGTATTTTGTCTAATTTATCGTCTTTCTTGCTCATTTAGTCCTCCATACTCTATTTATCTTCTTTATTAACTCTCTTTCCCTTTTCTCTGCCCCTTTTTTGAAACTTGGCTTTAAATTGTTTGATTTTGTAAAGAATGGGTTTCTTGGTCTTATTTTGTCCCCTATTGCTTTTGGCGTAAATCTTTGATTCCATCCATTTTTGCTTGATATCGTAAATCCCTCCATATGATATTTGCCATAGTTAGCCATCTGAACTCCATCAGGCGTGGCTTTTATAGATGCAAGGAGTGAGCCTGTATGAATTAGGGGAGTTGTCCCATTAGTTTTACCTCGTTTAAGGGACAATCCTTTTCTGCGAATTGCTTTTGTGCCTTCGGTAAGTGGTCGGATATCAGTAGAGTTTTTGATATTATCCCTGGCAAATTTTGCAAGGTCTTCGTAAGAGTCTTCCATATAGCCATCAAATACTTCATCAAACGCATTAACTAACTTTCTAAAGCTAAAATTTGATGTTGCCTTGGTTGTGACTGCCATATACTACTCCAGTTCTTGTGGTTGGTATTCCTCTTCAGAAGCCATTGATTGTAAATGTTCATCTTCCATTGCTTCTCTATTCTTTTGGATGATGGCTTTGGCTTGTTCTTCTGATAAGTCTTTATTTGACTCCATAAGTAGCCCTATTTCGTCTACCATGTGATGTTTGAGTCTATGCTCATCCATCAATATTTGATCTTGTACTGTTTTTGGATACTCAGGCTCATTGAAATCTAAGGATAATTCACTCGGTAATGCAACATTGTTGTAAGAAGCGATTGCTTTCTCAACATCATACAAGTCATGTTCATACATATTCCAGAGGTCTAAATCATCTTGATAATCTTCAAAGCGCTCTAAATCCTTAATTTTTAGTGCAATCCCTGATGGAGTTTCTCCACCATCTTGAGCAAATTGCACATATAAGTGATTATTTTGAGCAACCAGGTCTAATTGAAACTTAACTGACTCAATTACTGCGTTAATATCACCTTCAGGAGCAGCAATACCAAAAGTAGACCCTTCGGGTAGGTCAAGTATTGTATCACTCCCTGCTCGTTCTAATTTCTTATCTCCATACATCCCTGTAATGAATGGCTGCCCAAACATTTGGAATCTTAACCCTAATTGTAGCTCTGTCATCGTTATATTTACCTGCTCATTGCAGCCAACGATGTCATTTGCACCTTCAACAAAGAAAGAATCCACTTGCTCTTCTCTGTGAGTGAACACAAATGGTATTACGCCATATCCATGAGCATATTCATTCATAATTACACCATCTTCATTGTAATGTATGTATCTTTCAGCATCCCAGTACGCATATTGTAGCTTTTCAGTAGAAGAAACATCATTTACATTCATTAGGATTGGATATGTGATAGCTATTGGAGAAAATGGGTTATCACCCATATGAACATCAAAGTAATATACAGGTCTATAGTCAAAACATGGCTGGTCAAGGTCATCTCTATAGATAACTTGCGTTGCAACAGTCCCAACAAGACGAGTCATACGCTCAACATGCTTCATTCTTGCATCTTTCTTGCGAGTTAAGGAAGTATATGAGTCATTTACACTACGAGAAGCCCCTACTGTATAGATTCTTGACATTTTATTAATGAATCTCTTGGTAAAGTTTGCATTATACAAGGGAATTTCTCTAAATGCATCAGCAGAGAAGTAATCATCTATATATTTAGTGGTTTCTGTGCCTGTATAGTAGTCAAGTAGCTTTCTAATCTCATCTCGCCTTGCTTTTGCTATGGCTAATTTGTAATCTGCTACTGACTCTTGTATTATCTGCTCTGGTGAAATCATCGTTTAATTACTCCAACCTCTCTTTGCCTTATGGGGAATCTGTTTAAGAAAAAATAACGCACCATGTCCATACCATGATCGTTTCTGCCATCTTTTATGGGTTCAGGCTTTAAATCTTTCCCCTCGACTGCTTCAGGATAACGATAATTCTCGAAATCCTCTGCAAGTCCTGTACACTTACTGTGTAAATGCACGAATCTCTCACCATGTGCATTTTCTATGAAACCTCTAACATGACTAATCCCTGAAGCTATACTTCGAGATACTTTATCTCTTACACTTCTGATTTGTATGCCATGCCTCCTAAATATTTCTATATCACCCATTCCTGACTGCCCCTGGGCTTGCATTCCTGCAGGATCACCATAATATTCTCTTACATAATATGGTTTATCCTTAATTTTTTCGATTAATTCATCAGTTTTGATGTTTTGTTCGTGTATAATCTCATCTATTATGTTTATATGCCAAAATCCTGCTACTCTATGTACTTGAAACCAAGCAACTGCAGGCATTCT